CCATGTTTGTAGAAACATCCTCGCCATCCAAGCTCGCCATAACAAGCTCCTTAAATGCCGATGTAAAAGCTCTCACCCGTTTCTGAGTTGCTTCTATGGGTGTTTCTCCTAACTTGGTTTGCTCTGCGTAGATCAGAGTTAGCTGCTTACGCAGCTTTGCCATAGCATCGGCCTGCTTCGTTGTAGCATCACCGTCACCCCCGCCTCCTTTGCCTCCTCCGCCACCCTTGCCGAAGATGTCGTCGTAGGTCAGACCAAATTCTTTAGCCTTGCCTAAGAACAGGGCGAGTTGATTGTCCAAAGCATCAAGCGCACCTTGGTTGTCAGCAATAATCTTATTGAGTTGCCTTACTCTGTCAAGAGTAGGGTCAAACGGCAGAAACCTGCCACCTACACCACTTTTGTTTGGAAAGAACTTTTGTTCTGTGGCAAACCCCTTTTCTCCGGCAGCCTTTCTCTCAGCAATGTCATCAAGCTCGATCTCGGCTGTTATTTGGTTGCTAATTAGTTTAGCAGCCTCTCCTTCAACTTCTTTAACCTTCCCTGCAAATGCTTGTGCCTTCGCTTTATTTATGATGGCTTTGCTTAACTCTTCATATTTGCCTTTGAGAGTTTCAATGTTTGTGCCTTCTTTGTCAAGATCTCCAAAGTATTCTGGCTGGGCGCGTTTCAGCTCCGCAAGGATCTCTCCGCGTCGTCGAAGTGATGTGTTGGTGTTTTCGTACTCCAGGATCAAACGACGTATAGGCGCAAGCACCTTCCCGGAAGCCTCCGCTGCGGTAGCTTGTGCGTCTTTTATCTTGTCGCTCAATGATATAAACCTGTCTTGCTTAGTAGCCAAGCTCGCAAACCCTGCAATCAATCCTACAACAGCGGCTGCTGCGATACCGTAAGGACCGAAGGCAAGAGAGATCGCCCGGCCCATCTTTGGGGCCATCATGGATATTTCCACCATCCGCAGACGGAACGTCCCCATCAGGTAGATAGCCGGGCCGAGAACCATTGCAAAAGCTCCGATAGCAACCACGACTCCCTTGAGAGGCGCAGGCATCATAGAGATGCCATTGACTACTGCAATGAGAACCTCAAGGAACATATTGACCACAGGCAAGATGACCTTTCCAAATTGGATCGAAAGGTTCTCCAGGGCGGAAATGAGCCTGCGCTGCACAGAGTACGAGGTGTCGTCCATGACTTTCTGCATAGCCGACAATGTGCCTGCACTTTGCAACATGGCTGTCTCTAAGGCGAAGAACTCATCTCTGTTCTGTTGAAGCACAGGGACGGCTGCCGCAGCACGTACTCCAAAGCGAGCGATGGCTTCTGTCATCGTGACGTTGCCATTGATCAAGTCCAAGAACTTATCGTGTACGTTTCCGCCTTCCTTCGCAAGCTTAGAGAAGATCATACGCAGACGAGTACCTGCGATAGAACCCTTGACACCACGGTTGGCGAGTACGCCCATTGCCGCCCCGAGTTCTTGGATAGAGATGCCATTGATGGCCGCCTCTGAACCCGCGTACTTCATGGTCTCTGCGAAGCTCTCAAAGTCGAGAGCCGACTTACTGATGGCCGTAGCTACGATGTCATTGACCGTGCCTACTTCGTTGGCCTCCATCCCGAATGTCCGGAGTGTACTACCCGCAATCTCCGCAGCTCTTGAGAGGTCAGCCCCCGTTACCTGAGCAAGACTGAGGGTGCTCTCTGTGACGGCTACAATCTCTGAGGACACGAAGCCAAGCTTCGCAAACTCTTCCTGCAACTCTCCAACGCTGGTGGCTGTGTAGATCGTGCTTGCCCCGAGATCCTCCGCGTTCTTTTGAAGCATCGTGAACGAGCGTGAACTCGCTCCACTGATCGCCTGGACACGCGCCATTTGATACTCAAACGTAGTGGCGGTATCTACGATGGCCTTGGTTGCAAGACCGAGAGGTACAGACAGGCCGATGGTTAGATCACGGCCAACATTCTGCATAGCTCGCCCGCTTGTGCGGAGAAGCTTCTGTACGTTCTTTAACTCATACTCAAACTCTGAGGTATCGAAAAGCAGCGATACCGATAGTTTGCTAAAATCCTGCGTGTTAGCCATTTTTATCGTGGAGTTTTTGCGCCCATTGCATAGTAAGGTCGCGCTCCGCTTGGCTCATTCCACGAACAAACTTTGCTTTTTTCTTTTTTCCCTCGTAAGGATGAAAAGACTCTGCTTTATATGGTGTAGGATTCTTTTTTGAATCCCTGTTCAAGTTGGCGTGTAGAGCCAAGATTGATGACGTATGCCACCACTGACGCTTGTCCTCCTCGGCATAGAACTTAGAGTAACTGGAATACTCAAAGAAGGTCATCGACCAAAACGTCTCAGGCAGAAGCCCAAGGCTTAACCCCTCTACATATATAGTATGCCAGTCCCGAGGGGTGTCGTCTTGATCGGTTACTCGTTTCCCTCCTTATCCGAATTGTCCTCTCCTGCGAAAGCCTTGCCGATCAAATTGCTGTACATCTCAATAGATGACACGTCATTGAGAAGTTGACTTGCGAAGTATTCGTAATCAGGTAGCTTGTCCAGGTCTCCTTTCGTCATGTAGATGTTGTTCACCATCCCATACCAGATAACCTTTGGTACGGCTGTGAGTGGCTTATCAGAGAGATAGCCGTCCATCTGTGCAAACGTGATGTTTTCACGCTCACACAATAGGCGAAATGCGTTCATGGATAGGTGGCAAGTGTACTTTTTCTTGCCGACCTCTACTTCAAACTTTCCTGAAAGACTGTTCATAGGTTGAGAATTTCTCCCAATCTACTAACTTTTCATCAAACCTTCTTAGGGTCTCCGTCTAATTCTACTGACGCAGAGTAAGTGGCGAAGTCATCTACCGAAGAACTGATCTCAAATGATGTCAAGAACCCATGTCCTCCGTAAGCTTCTGCGTTGCTGTCCGTAGATGCCCAAACTGCCGTGATCTTTGTCTTTGCGATCAAAGCATCAAAGATCTTGTCGACATCAACGGTGTCTCCCGCTGTTGTCCAGTCCAACACCCCTTCAAAAGAGATAGATGTGGAGGTCGTACCTACTGCAAAGTCACGCACGGTGGTGGCATTTGAGGGGTCGCTGATCGACGTAGCCTCAAAGGTAGAGTTGTTGACAGAGATGCTTGCCGAGGTGCTAAAAGCTACCGGGTCAATGGTGCTCGCGTTAGCTTCAGCAGGGTCAGCGGAGAAAGCACCGCCAGCGGTATCAATGTAGATAGCGCAAGTATTCGCGTTTACAGTAGCCATTATGCAGATGCAATGATGTGGGGGTCGCCCGTGAGTTCAAAAGAAGCAGAGAATGTCACAAAGTCGTCCATTCCTGCGGAGAGTTCAAAAGAGGTGCAAAATCCAACGCCACCGATGCAACCAAATCCGGCTGCTTCATCACGAATGTAGACACCCATGACGGTTTTGTTGCCGTCTGATGGAGCAACCTCATCAAAGATCGCACTTGCGTTGTTTGAAAGTCCTGGATCAAAGACTCCTTCTACGCTGAGTGTAGTGGTGGTAGTGCCGACAGAATAAGAACGTGTAGAGGCCAAGGCCGGAGGCGCAGAACCCGTAGCTGGGGTGACGTTCTTGAAGTTGGTCTCGTATGTCGCATTGCTCACAGAAATCGAGCAACCAGTAATTCCTTGGATAGCGGTATAGGCATCATCGAGTGCTGTTTCGTCTGCTGCCTTTGCGGTTGCGTCTATATCAATATAGAGCGAGATGTTATTTCCTTGACGTACTGCCATAGCTGTGAGTTTGTGTCTGCAATAAAGATACCATAGTATGCTTCAATGTCAAACTGAGTTCGATTAGGGGTTAACGAATATGTTGAAACTAAGTGTAACGATGTAGAAGTCGTGAAGCTCATGAGCGTCCGTGACGACATCAGCAAGGCTCGCCTGGGCTATCGTATATGTCACTCCGTCCACGGTCTTAGCCCCCTCGAACTCAGAGAGTGCAGTTTTCACCGCATCCTGAATGGCCCAAGCATCGCTGATCTTGGTGTCTGTGATATATACCATGACGTTGTAGACCTCTTGAGAGATGCCCACGTTCGTCCTGTTAAACAACGTGCCTTCCAAGTCAACAGCAATGTAAGGCCGTTGCATTCCCTGACGAGCCATGACCAAGCTGATCCGGCTCGCAGGAACAAGGGCCGTAAGAGGCGAGTCGTCTACGAGGATCTGTCGAATTACGTGTATCATCTTC